CTTTATCACCAGATATTTTACGGGTGCGAATAGCCTTGTTTTCTTCTGTATTAAGTCTATTATAGTAATCAGTCTTTTCTTGCTCCGTTGCCCTACGACCAAGATACTCTACAAAGAACTCATCAATATCTTGATTGGCTTCCATACGGGTAGTAATTGATACACCAGAACTAGGACTAGAACTTCCAGAAGAACCAGACATTGATACACGCTTATCCAGCCATGAATTAAATGACTGTGTTAGCGGAATAGCATTATCTACATAATTACTTACAACATCAACGCTAATATCTCTAGCAGCCTCTACAATTGCACGCCTTAAAGCAGTTGAATCCTTAACATCAAACTCTGCTTTATTCATGTATTTAGATTTATATAACTTTGAGCGAAGTGCTTCTTGACCAGAAGCATTGCCAGCATCTGTTATGTAAGCCCTATAAACCTTATCTGCACTAAGTACTTGGTAGTTTCCTTTTTTATTTATAAAAAGAAAAACTTCACCCTCTTCTGGTGAATTTAATATCCAACTATTACCGTATTGTGTAACCTTATACTTAGGATTTGGACCACCAAAATCCTCAGTCATATCCTTAAGAGTCTGCGTATTATCTGCCATTAGTTACCTCCAATTGAATATGTGTCACGTGAGTAAAATTTTAAGATTGAAGAAAAGATTGATCTATTCGCTTCTCGAACTGCTGGGTCTACTTGAATCAAAGGCTCCAAAGCCTGTTCAATTGCTTTGCGCTTTGCACGCTTAGCATCGACAAAGTTCCAAATAAGTTTCATCTCTGGGTCATTAGAGAATGATATAAATTCACGAATAGCCTTAGATGCTATAGCCATATTTTGTCTAGTACTTGAAGATATTGGTGTTTCTTTATCAAAAAGCATTTGCTCTAAAGAACTAAAAAGTTTTTCTTCTGTTGCTATTTCAAATCCACCAGTTTGAAGTGATAGATTAAGTAACGGATTAGCACTTTTAATTTGAGTACGAGCAGAGGTAGCACGATTTATAATTGCGCGACGTTCTGGAATACTAGCCTCTTTATCTAGCAGTTCACGCTCTTGGCGTTCAATATCAAAGTATTGCTGCTTTGCCCTAGCAATTTGTACATTATCCAAATACTTTTCTAGTGATGGAATACCCACCAAGTCATTAGCCTCTAGCCATGCATAAGCACTTGAAGTATAATCTCCCACCTGAGGGGCAAAGATATAGGCTGCCTCACCATAAGTATCAATAGTGTTCTTATTTGTTATAGACCACTTCTTAACTTCATTAGTTTTCTGAATCAATACCTTTGTATTCTTATCACTACGGCTTACTGTATAAATAATTTTGCGTGGATTCTTTCCAATAAACATAGCAACCGCTAGTTCATATGGGTCAAAGACTTCATTAGATTCTGCCTTAGAAATACCAGCAAGAATATCAAAGAACTCGCTACGCAAACTTGTAACACCAACACGTTTAAGATAGTCAGGAACACCCTTACCCTCTGTGAGGGTAGGAGTAATTGGTGAAATCATTCCTAGTAGTGAACGTGCAGCAATTACGTTATGGGATGCAATCTTAATTGTTTTAAGATATTCATTCTTCTGCTCATCTGTAGGATTTTCTGGTAACTGAATGCTTTCATCACCAAATGCTTGTATATATGCAATAGCCTGAAATGCTGCAGTTATTTCTTGACGTGACATCTCTTGACGTGGAAGCATGTTTCTTACGTTCTGCAAGAACATAGGAACAATGGCTCTTTGAATTGTAATATCATCGCCTAAATAACCTAGTGCAATAGTATCGATTTCATCTGCAAGGTTCTCAGCAGGTGCATCTAATGGACCTGGTGCATAGCCAAGTATTGATCTAAAGCCAATAAAACTTAAGGCAGCAACAGGACCACTAAAACTAAACATACCAGCATCAGGAGAAAAAGATGGGTTAACTAAACGTAACTTAAGAGTTACATCATTAAATTGTGGAACCTTAAAGGAACCACCAGTTAGTTTTTGCATTACTGGTTGGACTGCACTATTAATAATTGTATCTGTAGGTAGTACTACGTTTGGTTCGCCTTGGTCGTCATAGTAAATCTCACCGCGAGCAGACAATCCCTGATGCGCAAGGCGCATACGATAGACAACCTGTAGTGGCTTCTCTCGCATTAAGCGATAGTAACGTCGCCAAAAGTCTTCAGTTGCTCTGTAAAAGCGAGCAACAGTTCTGGTAGATACTGCAAAGTTAGAACGAATAGCAGGATTATCTACATACTGTAGAACTCGATCAACTGCTTCATTCATAGCAATTTCAGTATAACGCTTTGCTGCAAGGCTTTCTGCTATTTCTTCTGCTACTTCTTCTTTCATATTTTTGTTTTCAGCAAGAAGACTAGCCTTTGTTGATTTAGCAAACTCAGCCTGCAAACCAACATATTGATCTCGCAAGCGAGTATAAGTAGCAAGAACTGCTGGCTGACGGAAGATACCAGTAACCTGACGGTCCATTTGTTCCATCAAAACATCGCCATGTTTAGCCCAAAGGCTTTGCAATTCTTGTCTTGGAATTAATTCAGTAAACTCAATAGATGTATTAATCTCACCCTGTAGTCTTGAACCAACGGTAGCCTTTTCAAACTCTTCAAATGAAATACCACCAGTTGACTTAGACCACTTACCAGCAATCTTATTTCCAACCTCGTCTTCATACTTGACAAGTGCATTGTGCCTAGCAACGACAGCATCAAATAGTTTATCGTTAAAAGAATTTGGTCCACCATGAAAGGCTGTACGCATATCAAGTAGCATTGTTTCTACGTGAATACGTGCAATATCTGCATCGCCTACCCCACGCTGACGGAATCCAGTAGTATCACCAAATTCATTTAAGAATTTAGTAACGCCATCTGCACGTTTAGGGTCAATAAAAAACTTTTTAATCTGATAGTCATATTTAACACCAAGTACTTCTAGCATTTCAGTACGAGCAATTGCAAAATCTTGCGAAGTACGCAAACCATTGTTCCTAAAGAATGAAGTAACTGGGTCTACTACTACACCAGGAGCAATTGTTCTGGTATTAGCAACAAACCTACGGAAAAATTGATCAAAATGTGCAAGGGTTAAATACTTATCGTTTACTCGACGCAACTGTTCTGACGACAAAGGTCTAAACTTGCGACCTTTGTTTAAAGAAAGATTATTTAACGCTTGAGAAAGTGTACTTTCTGTAAAAATAGCATCAATAATTTCTTTATCAAGTCGTCCACTTAGCGAACTACGGGCAGCAACAGATGATGCCATAGAGTTTAACGTATCTGGATTGTAAATAAATGCTTCTTTAATCCACTTAAAGTTTCCTATGGCTTCATCTGCACCATACATTGAAAAAACACGCTGAACCGTTTCTTCTCTAATCATCATATTCGTAACTTCCTCTAAAGGAATACCCTTAGAGTCTGCAATTTCTTGTGGAATACGAATACGATCTTCAATAGAAAGACGTTCTTCTGCTCCACCCTTACGAAATGCTTTGTTAAGTCCACGTTTAATTGGACCAACTGCTGCCTTAGAGCCAGTAAGTGCAGTAAGAACTGCTCTTTCTTTTCTTAATGATGGACGAGCAAAATTAAGTAGGTCTTGTGCTGGTGCACTAAGTGCATACATAAACGTTTCATCAATAGCAGAACGAATACCTAAGCGTGGAAAAAGAGTATAGATTGTCCATAAGTTAACTAACTCACTAACATATTTATTTCGAGTAGCACCATCAAACAACGCAGAAATAGAATTCTTGCGACGAGTCATAGCAGCAACTTGAATAATCTCTTCGTAGTTAAGAACGGCAACACCCTCTGCTAGTTGGCTAGGCTGAATAGCACCACGCGCTTCTAGAAATGGAATATCACTTTCAACCCTAACAACATATTCACTAACATCATCCATAAAGTCTTTTGGTATTTCTGTTCTAGCAACTGCTGTCATACCAGATTGATTGTTAAATGTTTTATTAAGAACTTCATCTATTAACTTTCGACCTTCTGGTGTACCATGTAGACCATAACGGTGCATAATAGTTGCATAAAGATTTCTTAGAATAACAATCTGATCATTTGTTGAGGCAGCAAGAAATTCAAATGTTACATAATCTGCTACATCGCGGGTAAATGCTTGACGTGCAACAAGACGAAATGTTTCTGCCGTTTTAACAGCATCTTCACCAAAAAGAATTCTAGAACCAGCAGGGTTTCTAGACATGCTTCGACCAACTACTTCTGCAATTCTACGAGCCTTTTTAATATCAGCATCAATATCTGTAAACCTTGCAATACCAGCAATATTTACGCCTTTATCAATATCATCGCCAACTGTTTTAAGAATATCAGCAGCCTCTGTACCCTTAGATTGTAATTCATTTACTTTATCAAGGGTACTCTTTGATCTTGCACTTGGATTAAATATTGCATCAGCACTTGCAGCCATGCCTCCACTAATTCCACGTTGATTCCTTGCAGTAGCAATACCATTACGTAAAAAAGTAATACCATCTACTCGACCAGCAAGCAACATATTGGCATTAACAATATCAGTAAAGAATCTTTCTGCTGAAGGAGCATCAAATGTTTTTGCTTTAGACAATGTTTGTATAATTTCAAAGTTGCTAAAGCCTTTATACTTTTGAGCAATCTCTCGATATGCCAAAGATTTCTCAGCATTATTTTCAGAATCAGCAAAACGCTTGATTAGTACGCCAAGTTCACCATTCCATAAGTTAGCAACATCTGGCTTTGCAAATATTGATTTAACTGCTCCAATATAGTTGCCATCTTTTGCTTCTTTTGTAATAACATCTGCATACTGAGCGCCCTTAGTAGCAGCCTTGCTTGTACCAAAAGTCATATATGTTAATGGGTCAACAAATATTTGATAGGTAGCATCTGTATAACCAGTTGCACGCTTAAGCGTTTTCTGCCACTTTTTTGCTACCTCTACATTACCTAGATCACCAGCAAAAAACTTAAGTATAGGATTTGTTTTATATCCTGGCTTAACTTCTGCTTCTATAGCAGAACGAAAAACATCACGACCTGGAGATGTTTGAGCATACTTAACATCTTCAAGAATTAAATTAAACTTCTTTGGCTCATCAAATGCAACCATAATTGCTTCTGTAATTTTAGCATCTACTTTGCCGTACTGTTCAATAACCTCTCCAGGTGTTTTACCAGCAAGGATTCCTTTAGCAAGTAAAACATACTCTGGTGTATATTTTTCTTCTAATCGGCTAATAGCACCCTTGTCATAAAGGTCCTTACCAGCATATGCCTGTGACCATACTGTTTTAGCAAATGGATTAAGACCCTTATTAAGCCCAGGACTTGCACCTTGTTGAATCTGACGAGCAGCAGAATATGGAGTATTAAGAATTTTTCCATACTCACCAGCAATTTTAAAGGTTGCAACAATTGGTGAGGCTGCTGTTTCTGCTACTGTTTTTACAATACCAAAAGTTTTTCTTAAAAGAGAAACATCTTCTTTTACAAATTCAGCATTTGGATACATTGCTTTAATAAGTTCTTTAGCATCATCATCTAACGCTTCAAACTGTTGCTTAGCCATTTTAGTATCCATGGCGCGTAGACGCTTAGCATTTTTTACAGTAAAAGAAAACTGTTCTATAACGGTTGCTTCTTGGTCTGAAAGACCAGCAGACTGAGCAGCAGTATAAATGTTAGGATTAAGTTCACCGACAACTGGATTTACTATGCGAGCCATTAGTATCCATATTCAGAAATAATAGCGTAAAGCATTTCTGCTTCACCAGTAGTATCGAATTGTGCAATTTTTTTAATTGTAGATTGAAGGGTTGCTTCACCTGTTGGAAGGTTAAGTCCTGCACTTCCAATACCATCACCTCTATCAATACCAGCGGTGATAGGCTCGTTTGGTCGTGTAGTAGGAGCCATCAATGGCGTAGGCATTGGCATAGGAGTAGGTGTAGGTGCTGGTTGTTCTTTACCAGCCATAGGTGCTGCTGTTTGCTGGTCCATAGTATTTTGACCATATGGCAAACCTGACATGTATTTAGCGCCTTGCGCTGGTCCACCATCAGTACGTCTAGAGAGAGCACCTGGACCAGATGAAGGTGCTGGATTTTCTGGCTTTCTATATCCGCCCTGTTGTGCCATTAGTCATCATCCTCATCGTCGTCATCCACATACTTGAGTGGATTAATTTTATTTGGCAAGTCTGGAAGTATCCAGTCTGGGTATGAACTTTTATCTTGAATCATACTGATAGCAATTCCTTCTGAAAAGCCAGCAATACGTAATGCTTTAAAATATTCGTTTAAACTAATGCAGTACTTTTCAAGGATACTATAATCATCGCTAAGAACTGTTTTAACTTTAGTTCTAGTAGGCTTCTTACGCGCTGCCATGATCTCTCCCTTAGATTACTCGTTGTTGTCTTACCTGTGCTGAACCAGATGCCTCTCCGCTTGAATTTAAACGGCTTAGTAACATCTGCAAGTCTGGTGGTCCTGCCTCTGCAGGAGCGCCTCCTACTGGAGCGCCAGGAGCAGAGGGGACGGTTTGCTCAACTGGAGCGCCAGCAGGAGGATTCTCTGGTGTAAACACTTCCTCGATAACATCCTCAATCGCCTTACCCATTCTGCGTCCCTTGATTGCAGCAGCAATCTTCTGAATGATTGGTAGAGGGTCTTGTCCCTGAGATGCCATCTGTGGAATTGTTTGCGTATATGCTTGCAGTGAACCAATGAGAGCCTTGCGAAGTTTTTCAACTTCAATTTTCTCTTGTTCTTGTGTAACGTTAATTCCGAATGGCATTTCTCGCTGTGCCAAGTCTACGGAAATTAAATCGCCGCCCAACGCCTGAAGCATAAAAATAAGGCCCTGTGCTGGATTAAGTCCAGCCAACATGCCATAACGAACATCTGCTGAGTAGTCACCCTTGATGTCCTTTGATGGAAGATACTCAAGTGCGTAAGGCGCACCAGAATCTACTCCACGAATTGTTTTCTTATAATCAAATACTAGTTCATCAACCATAAAGCATGTTGTAATAATATCTTTAAGTGTTGATGCAAGGATAGCCTGAGCAGATTTAATCTGCGTATCAAAGCCGCCCATAAGGGCTTGTACACCCTGTCCCGTAATAATTGAAGCATCGACGTTACCAGTTCTTGATTCTGGATAACGTGTACCAGTACGAAGTTCTGCCTGAAGTGTTTGCTGTTGGCTAAATGCACCAGCAGGTATAGGCAGTTCTACTCGACGTACACCAGCAGGATTGTTGGTACGGATAACTCCGTCACCACCAAACTCAAACTCTTGCACATCACTTGGTAGAACAATAGGTGATTGAACTGACTTCTCTGCTGCTTCCATTGCAAGTAATGCAAAACGATTTCGGAGCAACTGAATACCAAGCACATCATCAAACTGTCCACGCATTTGTCCATCAACAGATGGACGACGTGCAATATGCACAAGCATCTTCTTGACTGGGTTTTCTGCTACAGAAACCGCAAGATTGCCACGTTCTGGAATATAGATAACAGATTGTTCTTTATCATAATAACGAATTACTGTAAGTTCCATATTCATATTTTGATCGTAACCATCTCGACCAAGAATAGCATCTTCATGCTCAGGGAACTGAGCAACAAGTTCTGCCATTGTCATGCGATATTTCTTAGCGAAGGCAATGCAACGTCCATAGCGGTCAAACTCTGGGTAAGCCCCCACTGGGTTTTCTATGCGGATACGTGGCAGCCCTGCCTCTTCGTCGAATTCTACAATGAATGGGACGAAACCAAATGTGATGTACCAGTCTGCGCCTGTATACATCTGTACCTGTAAATCCGAATTAACAAAATAGTTTGCAGCAATCTGGGTACGGCGATCTGCAAACTTACGTGGCTTGTCTTCTGCTTGATTAATTGCAGAGCAATTGATAGCAGGAAGTGGAGCCATTACTTCTGAAAGGTCACGCGCAACAATGTCAACAAAGTTAGCAACTACGTTAGCATCTACACCATCTGGAAAAAACTCTGGGTAAAGGTTTGCTATGTTACCCTGACGAACAGAGAGAACATTTTCATGACGGTTGTCGCGCTCACGCGACCTGTCCTTTAATGACTCTACTCGCGCAGCAATCTGCTTAACTGATAACATTATTGTCCTAACGATTGATTATTAAAATTACTTGTTTACGCTACCGCGAAGACCAGAGCCTCCGCCAAAACCCATACCGCCACGAAGTCCGCGACCACCGCGTGGTTTTACTGGAACTTTACGTGTTGTAGGTTTAACTGTTGTGCTTTTCTTGGCTTCTTTTTTGTCAATACGGTCACGCTGTGTAATTTGTTTATCAAAAGTGTTAATACCGCGTTGCATTGAACTTTTTTTAGCAATGCCAGGAGTTTTAACTTTACCGCGATTATTTCCTTTACCAACAGACATAGTTTTTCCATCTGGATAAACTATTGCAAGTTTGCCACTTGAAGTTAATTTGCCCTTACCAGTAGAACCAGCAAGAGGCGGCAAAGCACGACGAACCCTATCTTCAGATTTAGTAATCTTTGTAGGAGCCTTTGTTTTACCAGCCGTTACCTTCTTACCACTACGATCACGACTTGCTGCCATGTTAATTCCTATCCATACATATCTTGCCACTGCTCTTGATAGGCAGCGTCTAAGTTAACTGATTGTCTTTTTGATCGTTGTGCCTTGGTAGCCCAGCGATTTTCTTTATATCTATTTGTAAATGATGCAGCCTGCATAAGTTCTTGCACACGCAAGACAGCAAACCATAAAGCCATAACACAGTCGGTCTTACCTCTAGTGTTAGGCTTCCATGTCATTAACTGTTGTAGTAACGCTTTAATACCTTCAGAGCCATCACTTGATGGAAATTCAATTGAGCCGTTGTTTTGATACTTGCCTTCTATTGCTGTTCCAAAAAAGTTAGACATAGAGGCAACACCTAGGTTTGTATCCCATTTGTTTCTACCAGTAAAGTGTGGCTTTAAGTCACAACCATACTGGGCAAGCCAGTTACGTAAATCATCATCTAACGAGTAAGCCTTCTGGTGGGCGTTGATCTCTACCCGCAGTTCGTTAGGTCTATACTTTTGGACTAACTCTTCAATAGCAGTTCTAATTTTGCCAGGTGTAGGCTCAGACATATTAACGCAGTCAAGAATGTATATACGACCATCAACTGAGTTATAGTTAATAACCACAAAGGCTGCATGTCCAGCACCCATAGCAGGGTCAAAGCCTATAATTGTATATCCACGTACATTTGCAGGATGCCCTGGTAGGTCTGGATTTAACACACCACGCTTACGCATGCCATTGATACAACCTTGTACCAGCGCAGCAGGAAAAATAGAATCTTCTGCTATATCTTCTTGCTGGTAAACTAGCGCCCAGGTAGAGGCGGTAACTTCACCGCGACGTTTATTAAGGGCTAGCCCGTCCCACTTAGGATACAAACCGTTTTCATCTGGGGTATCATCATCGCCATCCCAAGGGATGTCAGACTTAGGCCAGAGCGTTACCCAATCTTTGGGCTTTTCTTTATACTCTAATACAGCAGGCATACCCATATATGTAAAAGGGGTCTTGCCATTGGACCAATACTTCGGGTCACGTAGTTCTTTATAAAAGTCAGAGGCGGCAATACGGGTTCCTACAATAAGCAACTTGCCGTTCTTGCCCAGACGGGTAATAACTTCCTTCTGCAGCCAGTTGATTTGCTTCTCATACTCATGGGCGTTAGAGGTAGTAATGCAGTCGTCAAGGATAATCAAGTCAGCACGTGCGCCATAAATCTGACCACCCATACCAAGGGCTTGAATAGTTGGGTCTTTCTCGGATGAATCACGCGCATCGCCACCAAGATAGACGGTATCTACACGCCAAGTATCTGAGTCTGCTTTCCAACCGCCTTCAGGACCAAAAGTGTTTTGCATCTTCTGGTAGCGGGGGTGAGACAATCTCTGCTTAACAGAGTATACGAACTCGCGTGCTTTGTTCAACGTCTTAGAAACCACAATGATGCGGACGTTCGAGTTGATGGCGATACGGTAGGTTGAGTAGTTCACTGTAACCACAGTGGACTTGGCATGCTCTGGAGGTACATTGACCAGCATGCGGGTCTGGTCCCCTGGCTCATAGGTCATAGCGGGGTGAAGCCAAGAAGGTTCGCGCCCCTCAATCAAGTCAATCCAGTCCTGATGATGGGGAAACACTTTAGACCCTAAGTATAGTTCTGAGAACTGGGCAAAGGTAATCTCACTCTTGGGGATTCCCAAAGCCTTAAGGGAGTTGCTCTTGGCATCTTCCTTGGCTTGCTCTAGGCGGCGGGCAAAATCGGCATCCCTTAGAATCCAGACTCTTGCCGTATCGGGTTGCTTGCCAACTTTGGTCATAGCATTGGATAAAGACATACCCTCTGAAACTAGATCAAGCACCTGCTGTTTATCTATATTTGCTTTTTGGGTCTTGGCGTTATCAGCACCCTTTATGAACGTCATGGAGTCCCCTAGATCATCAGATTATAGACAGATTGCACCTGCCTTGTAACAGATATATACAGTCTATTGTAACAGGATGAGTAAGGCTCTAAAAGACTTACGAATCTATTTTGTTCTCTATATATACTTAATCCGTTCAAACATGTCAAACGAACAGTTTTTGCCAAACTATTTATTAAACAGTATAAAAGTCCTGTTCAGACTGGGGGTACTACTGTACAGAAATATTTTTGGTAGAGATACTCTATTACATTCAGAACCAAATTAAACAATCTGGGGTCTAATAGACCCACAGACTGTTTAATGCTGCCGCTCTATAGTACTGCAGTCTGGTCTGCTGGGCAGAGGGTTGTCTAGACCGCAGATAAACCTATATGTCTGCGTCCCAGTTTAAATGCATATATGTGCGGATAGTCTATTGGCTGTACCAATACATCTCCCTCCTTGTCAAGTCATAAGCGCTACGCATTCCTTGACAATTCCTTCCGATGTATGGTGTGGTGATATTAGATTGAATGGTTCAATCGGTTCTAATGATAGGAGTTATCATGTCCGTTCTAATCCGCGATCAGTACGCTGAGTTTCAGGTCATAGACTGCGACTGGTGTCAAGAAGAAGCAACCTGCCGTAGCCTCTTCCAAGGCGATGTGTGGATTATGTCCATCTGCAAGAAGTGCGAGAAAGGGTCGCTAGCATGAAACTATGTACTGGGCATGAAGCCCAAGAGTTCTATAGCGCACCTGCTGGTGATGGTTCCAAATGTCCCTTGTGTAACCGAGGGCAATGGTCATGCCTTGGGCCTGCAGGTGAGTGGAATGGCGGTTGTGAGTATAGGTTCTGCGAAGCACCTACCTGCGAATGGGAGAACCTATGAAAACCTACGACTGCCCTGAGTGTGGGTGGGTAACAGAGTGTTACCCGTCATGTCCAATAAGAAAAGAAGGAGAGAACAAATGAACGAATCACTAGGCATCACAGTCCACAATACATGCTACGAATGTATGGTGATCGAGCGAGACAAGCAAGATGGTTTCACAGTGGGTAAGTGTCAGACATGCCTCGATACAGATGAGGCAAGAGACGACGACAAGGCTTACAACCTACACGAAAACGACAGGTTAGCCGAGCCAGGAAAGGTTCTATCTTACGATACAAGCGACGAACCCAGCGCGAGCGACTGGGTTACATCGCAAACCTACATACGAAAGAGAGGTTGGATAGTGAAGTTCACGGAGATATGGGACGAAGACAATCCCTTCAGACTGGTAGAGTTATCAGTCAAGTTCTTAGAAACAGATGAACCTCTAATCCGTCACGAGTTCCTACCACCTATCGCTCAGTTAATGGACGGCGGTGTACATGAGGAACTATGGGAACTAGAGGATTATACCCAAGCCAAGCGTGAGGTTACATGCAAATGGTGTCATATCCTCACACCCAAACTATTCAATGACTGTCAATCATGCGACAAGCCATTGGAACACAACTTAATATAGTAACAACAGGGTTCCCCTGTCCTGGTGACAGGGGCAACCCTGACCAACTAACTATCAACTACTAAACAAGGAGAAACAACATGTTACAAAACACACTAACAGTTAGTGGCACAATCAAGGCGTTCACTGACAAAAGCATCAAGACCAACGAATACGGTACTCAACTCATTGGCTGGATTAGCCAGCGAGATGTACCACGCATGAGCAACGGCGATGCAGTCGGCTCACCAAAATATGTAGTGGGTGTAGGAATCAAGGCTACAGACCCAGAAGTGGTAAAGACATTGGTCGAACTCGACCAAGCCAGACAGGGCGCGATGGAATCACGCCCAGTCACACTGACAGGACGACTCACACAGTGGGTTGCTAAGTCAAAGACTGGTGGGGCTGATGAGTTCCGCTATCAACTAGAGGTACACGCAGTCGAAGTACTCTAAAGATTAGGAGGGTGGGTGACTATCACAGTCACTCACTCTCCTTTTAGTACGGGAACCTCCGTATACGTACAGCAATTGGTAAGTCCATTATAATTCAAAGGAGAGATTATGTTTATCAGTGAGACACAACTACTAGTCATGCTAATCTGCGCGTCAGTCATGGCTGGTATGATGACACTACTATTCATAGCAAACTATCGTCTGCTCAAAGACAATAGATTCTTGCGTAGTAGGCTATCAGTCTGGCGTAAGAGATGCCAGCGAGAGCATGTAGAAAAGCCATTCTAATGAAAAAATATGACATACTATTTTTAGCAGATCACTTCGTACTAGTAACTACAGTTGAGATAACTGGACCTGCATCAGAAGGTGACATAGAAGATGAAGCACTAGAGCGCTTGGCTTCTGAGTATGGTGTTGAATTCGCCAACACTCTCAAAGATTGCAGAGTAGAAATCACGGAGTCACCAGACAAATGAACTTCGTAATTGTATGTCGGCATTGCTGGCAAGGTACTAAGTATGATGCACTTGATGTTGTGACAGGATTAGAGTGCGACAAATGCGGAAAGATACTATAAGAAAGGTAGAGCAATGAGTGAGCCACAATACCTAGAAGGTGACAACGCAGCACTAAAAGATGAGTGCGCTGATTGCGGTAACTTTATATTCACATGTGAGTGCAGTGAATCAGACCCAGACTACGCTCACGATACACGCTTCGATGACTAACACATTGAAGAGATACATAGCAGTGGCTAGCAGTATGATGCTAGTCTTTGCTACACTAATAGGCATACCTACTAAAGAATACATTAAACAAATAGCAGCAAGTCAAAACTGTATACCATTTGGTATTGCATTTGTTGTGCCTAAATTCTGGAACAAACAAATGTCTAAAACATATGCTTATGGAATGATACGACTAGATTATCCTAAGTGGGGTAAGGGTGAATGGATTGCCCTTACAAAACTATGGGGTAAAGAATCAGCATGGAATCATCTAGCAGACAACCCTAAGTCTAGTGCTTACGGAATAGCACAAGTTCTTAACACTAAACCTGGAACTCCAGCCCCTCTCCAGATTGAGAGGGGGCTGTCGTACATAGAACATAGGTATGACAAACCTTCAGTAGCATGGGCACATTGGAAAAAACATGGATGGTACTAGTATGAAATCATATTATATTATACAATCAGAGATAGAAGTAGAAGCATCAGATGATGATACTGCTTTAGCATTACTGCAAGACACTATAGGTTTCAGCGGATTCAAAATGGTTCGCTGGATAGATACCCGACTAACAGAAAGAGAGAGCACAAATGACAACAGCAATGACAATCAATGACCAACTCGTAGAGTTGGGAACACTAGTAGACAATCAAGACAAAGTAATCCAGCGTGCTGGTGCGATTATGATCGAAACCTTATTTAACGAGAGCGAATATATAAGCCAAGATGAAATAGCAAAAGCACTATTTTATCTAACAGATATTCAAGTGCGTGACTATGCACTAGGGTTACTAAACCCATCAACACCTGATATGTTCAGACCTGCACTATCGCTATTGGTTGAGTCAGCACCAACAGATACTGATTACATCAATGGACCAGCATGCTTGCTTGCTGCACTAGAGTATGAGCAGGATAACAAAGCAGATGCACTGCTTATGTTATCAAATGCTAGCGAGAACTACTCACTTGCCCAACTATTAAACCGAGTATTTACAGCCAACTGGCCTGCTAATGCATTCGGAAGAATGCGTGATGAACTGCATCCTAAGGTAGCAGCAGGCATCTTTGAAGATGAGGCATAGTCATGGGTCTTGATATGTATCTATATCAAAAAGAAACACATGAGGTAGCATACTGGCGCAAGGCTAATGCTATTCATGGGTGGATTATCAATGCTGCTGGAGTAACAGATGATGGAACTCCAGTACATTTAAGCAAGCAATTAGTTATTCAACTGCGTGATATTTGTGCTGAAGTACTACAAGTAGGCACAACAGACTATGCAGAAGAGATGCTACCACCCACACCAGGATTCTTTTTTGGTAGTTCAGAAGTAGATGAATGGTACTGGGATAATATAAAAGAAACAGTTACAAAACTAACTGAAATTATAGACCAGTCAGTTGAAGATCAAGAGTTCGAATACTACGCTAGTTGGTAAGGAGAGAGATAAAATGGGAAGACAAACAGCAGAATCCATAGCAGGATTTGATATACCATTACTAAATCAAATAGAAATGCATTTAACAGGTAACTTCTATCCACCAATACCAAGGTTCATGGCACAGACATGCGTTGATGCACTCAATGCATACTGGGAAGAAGACATTGACCGCATGATTGATATGCCTAAAGGGGTATCATATAAGGGCTCGACTTCTGCCCCCGCGTGGGCTATCGTCGAGCAACACAGGCTTGACTCATGGCTTGATAGTGATGAAGATTACGAGTAAACTACAAACAAAAAGGAGAAGCAATGCTAGAAGTTAGCGAAGCATATAATAATACAATAGTAGAACGTATGAATAAACAATCATGGGTACAAGCAGGCACTGCGGTAAACGCAGGGTCTGCATCAGAAGCAGCACGACAAGCAGGATTAGACTGGAATGTTATGCTTGCAGATATGGAAGCAATTGTTTCCAACAAGGTCAATGAATACGAAACAGTAACTGACCACTATCCAGTACCTAAACGACAGGCTGTTATCAAACTTGGTAAAGAAAATACCAATGAAGTTATAGGTGTAGTCGGTGATAAGTACAAGATTGTGCAGAACATGGAAGTATTTTCTGCGCTTGATACGCTTGTTGATTCAGGTGATGCACGCTATACAGCAGCAGGTGAATACAACAAAGGCGCCAACATCTGGATGGTAATGGAACTACCAGTCGGAGTACAAGTAGCCAATGACCCACACGCTGCGTTCTTGCTAGTGCAATCATCACATGATGGTTCATGTGCAGTACGTATTCGCCCTATCATTGAGCGTTTATTCTGCGCTAATCAAATTAATCGCATCATCAAGGGTAAGCATAAGAACGCTTACACCTATGTAATGAAGCACACTACTAACTCACAGTTATCAGTCAGCGACATACGCAACATCACTCAGTTGACTTATGATTCTATTCAAGAGTATGAAGCGGTAGCAAGTACACTACTACAACGCAAGGTAGATGATCGTGAAGTACGCAACATCTTTAAGTCTGTATGGGCATTACCATCTACAGTTGAAGAGATGCCAGAACATCTACTATCACAAGGCGAGAAGCGTCAACGCACTATAGCATTGGCTGGTCGTGAGTCTGCTTGGAATATTTACAGTCAATCAGAAACACAAGAGAACATCAGAGGTACAGCATTCGGTGCATGGCAAGCAGTCATTGAACATGCAGATCATCATGCTTCTGGTGGCTCTGATCGTCGTGCCATCGCCACCATCAGCGGACGTAATGACCGCATCAAAGACAAGGCACTAAGCCTAGTCCTTGTATAATATTCCGTATGCATACTGCTAAGGCAGCGATAGCGCGGATGCACCTAAGCATGTGGATAAAAGGCTTAACTAAAAAACGAGAGGGAAATATGAATACAATCGAAATAACAACAGATAACAATGTAATAAACTATAATGAGTTAGAAGTAAAACGTTTCATTGAGAAAGCAGGAGAGACCCGTGACATTAAATATAAAGTACGTGACTTCTTCAGTGAACTTGAATGGGAAAACGGTGAAACAACAATCACTCGTAGTCAAGTCAACGAGTTACTCGAATCAATTGGATGCGACAAACTCCGAACAGACTTTACAGCAACTGTTACAATCACTGCTTATGTTAAATCTTATTCAGCAGAAGACGCAGATGAAGCAGCCGAATGTATTGCAGACGACATCACTGTAGAGATTGGTTCATCTGGTATTATAGGTATAGATAGTATTGAAGTCTTTGATGTAGAGGAAGAGTAATGTTAGGCTATACACTTAATGATTTTAAAGATATGCAATATGCTATTGAAGAAGGTGTCTTCTATCTACCACCTTCAAACCACGATAACTCACGGCTCAACCTACAGAAGGCTTGGGATATGATTGAGGGACTCATTCAAGAAGGACGTGTTTAATGAGCCAAGCCTACCTACCCTATAATGGTACTGCTGGCTGGTCAGGTACAGATACATCTGAGCAGAGAGCGCTAGATAATTTGTACTCAGGTAGGGAATTAAACAACCAGCAAATAGCGTTAGCATATTTAAAAAGTAAAGGCACCAATGGTGCTACCTGGAAAGAGTTAGCAATTGAAACAGGATGGCATCACGGCACCTCAAGTGGCGTGTTGTCAGTACTGCACCAGTCAGGTGCAATAGTACGCACAATTAAAACAAGAAATAGATGCAAGATATACGTGCATCAGAATTTCAAAGACCAAGTAATGTATGAAGAATACAAACGGAAAGAAAAACTTTGTCCACATTGTGGACATGACATCAATGCATAGCCGATTCCTATGCTATGATGGGACGACTAGTGGGCGGTAGGTTTTGGCTCTCTCCTTGTCCTACCCCCACTAGTATCTAATCAAAGGAGAAACATGGCAGAATTAGTTATACCTAGAGATAGGTACGGTAGACCTATGGTTGTACCACCCAAAGGTGGTAAGCCAGTAGCGTATACAAGAACAACAACAGTTGCAGGTTCATTAGATGATGGCACTGGATTAGTAGCATGGAAGTTACGGATGGCAGCAACTGGTTTAACGCTGCGTCAAGACCTTTTACTTGCTGCATCAGCAGCACGTGAAGACAAGTTAGAGATGGATAAGTTAGTAGAAGATGCTATGGAAGCAGCAGGTGCTACCAAGCAGGCTACAATCGGTACTGCTATTCACTCTCTTACAGAAAAACTAGATCGTGGTCAAGAACTTGGACCTATACCTGATGATTATGTAGCAGACATACAAGCGTATGCTGATGCAACTAAACATTTTACAAATGTTTTTATCGAACAGTTCTGTGTCTTAGATAAGTATAAAATTGCAGGCACACCAGATAGAATTGTTGAATACAAAGGTGAAAGGTTTATCTCTGACCTCAAGACAGGTAGTATTAGTTACCCAAATAAAATTGCCATGCAGTTAGCAGTGTATGCACACGGCTTGCCGTATGACCCTGCTACGGCAACCCGTAGTAATTGGGGTGACATCAACACAGAGAAAGGAATCATTGTGCATCTACCAGCAGGTAGTGGACAATGTACCCTACATTTTGTAGACTTAGTTCATGGTTGGAAAGGTATTGAACTAGCCATGAAAGTAAGAAAGCATAGAGAAAAGAAAAACATATCAACGCCGATACAAGGAGAATAATGACACACTCAGAAGCACCGATCAGCATTACAGTTAAGTCAGCAGCAGGTTCTTTGGTTACAGTTCGTGCATCTAATGCAGAAGAACTAGATCAAACTGTTGCAATGACTCTCGCATCGCTAGCATCAGCAACAGAAGAACTCGAAAAAGCAGTGCGTGGCACTGGTTTTAGCGCACCAGCAGCAACTCCAATTGCACCAGCGGTTGGTTATGCAGCGCAAGCGCTAGGCGGTACAGTAATTGCTGAGTCTTTTAATCCAGCACCTGCACCAGCAGGTGGTGGTCAACGTATGTGTCCACATGGAACCATGACTAGAATTCATGGCATGACTGGTAAGTTTGGTCCATACAAAGGACACTTCTGCCCTGCTAAGCAAGGCGACCCAACTAAATGTACAACACAGTATGTAAAAGCAGGTTCACCAGAGTTTGCTTCGTTCGTAGCCGACCAGACAAAACAGTAATATGAAAACACTACGTCGTAGTGTTGGCAAGGCAGAGGTGGGTGGCGAACCATTGCCCCCACCTTTCCAAGCCTTTGCACGTGAAGGAATTATATTACGACGTGCAGAAGTAACAGTAATCGCTGGCACTCCTGGTGCTGGTAAGTCAAGCATTGCATTACATATCGCAGCAAGGTTAAAACAACCAACACTATACTTCTCTGCCGATACTAATGCACATACTATGGCTATGCGATTACTTGCACTTCGAGCACGCATACCGCAACAACAAGCAGAACAAATGCTAAAGACTCAGCCAGATACAGCAGAGTCAATCTTACGTGAGTATGGAAATATGTATTGGTCATTTGAACCAAGCCCTACTCTTCGTGATTTAGATGAAGAAGTATCTGCATTCGAAACTATTTGGGGTAGAAGTCCTACACTTATAGTTGTAGACAATCTTATGGACATTGCTATTGATGGACATGAAGAGTTTGCTGGCATGCGACAGGTTATGAAAGAATTAAAGTATCTTGCAAGAGATACTAACGCAGCAGTACTAGTCTTACATCACACCCAAGAGGGTGCACCTGGCTATCCATGCCAACCACGATCAGCCTTGCAAGGCAAGGTTGCCCAGATACCAGCAATGGTTCTGACTATAGGACAAATGATTCAGGGACAAGATATGTATATGTGTATAGCCCCTGTTAAAAATAGATACGGGAAAGCAGATGCAACTGGAAACACGTACATTTCACTAGCATTTGAGCCTGCTTCTATGCACTTAGAAGATATAGTAAGAGATTACACACAAGTAGAGATGAGAGTATAATGCCTAAATATAGAATCACATGGGTTCAGCATAAAGAAAAAGTAATTCGTGCATCATCATTAGATATCGCAACAGAGCGTGCAACAGATTCTGCAACAGGTAACTGGGAAGTAGAAAGAGTAGAGTTAGATAAAGAATGAGTAGCGCAGCCAAAGCCAAAGGCTCAGGAGCCGAACGAGATGTAGTGAAGTACCTCAAGGAATGGTTTCCTTATGTTGATAGGCGGTTGGCTGGTGCTACACTAGACAAAGGTGATATCTCAGGTATACCTGGAGTTACAATTGAAATCAAAAACCACGCGACAATGAAGTTGTCAGAGTGGACAGAAGAGTTGATAGTCGAGATGGCTAACGACAAAGCATGGACAGGTGTGGTGTGGCACAAACGCAAGGGTAGGGGAAGTCCTGGCGATTGGTACTGCACCATGCCTGCTCATGTATGGGTAGACTTACTAAGGAGAGCATTAAATGATAAATAAAATACTTGATGAATTAAAAGAACAAATGGAATGGCATGAATTATTAGCAACGCATGAAGATGATATAGTCAAACAAGATGGACATACAATAGCAGCAATGTCATACAATAGAGCAATGCAAGTTATAAGAAAACATGCAACAAAAACCAAGCATTGAAGAGTATCTCAACTACATAGGCGCAGCCGTGCCTTCTATGGGCAGCGGCTGGCGCAAGATGAAGTGTCCGTTCCACAGCGACAGTCATGCATCAGCAGCAGTTAACTATGATAAGAACGCCTTTGTCTGCCATGGGTGTGGTGTCAAAGGCGATACTTATTCCCTAATTATGTACAAGGAAGGAATCAATTTTAGTGAGGCTAAACAATTCGCAGAGAAGTTTTCTTCTTCAGGCAACTCAGAGATACGCAGCGAAGATAGAAAACGCAGCAGAGTATCTATCAAGCCGTCTACTCTCGGTAGAAGAGGCAAACATATTTCATCTGGGGTTGGTCGTAGACCCGCTGCCAGGGCATGAACCATATACAGGTAGACTAGCCATTCCATATATCACGCCATCAGGCGTGGTAGATATTAGATTTCGTGACCTAACGGGCACACACGATGCTAAGTATATGGGATTAGTTGGTTCCGAAACAACAATGTTTAACACACAAGCAGTCTTTGCAGCAGATGATTATATCTGTGTCACCGAAGGTGAGTTCGATTGCATTATAATGAGTGTTAAAACTCAACACCCAACAGTAGGTATTCCTGGGGCAAACAACTGGAAGAAACATTACTCAAAGATTCTAGATGATTTCGAAACAGTTATAGTCCTAGCAGATGGCGATAAACCAGGGTTAGAGTTCGGCAAGAAGATCAGCCGTGAACTTGGTAATGTTAATATCATTAGCATGCCAGATGGTGAAGATGTAAACAGCATGATAATCAAACAAGGGAGTGAATGGATTGACGAACGAATCAGAGAATGCGTTGCCGCTGGATGATAGTTTTTGGGAACATGTCAAGCATCTAGATTTTCAAGTAGGCATACAACTAGAGCCAGATAAGTATTTAAATATTATAAATGCACTTGAAAGTATCTACGATCTTATTAAAAAGGGAGAGAATGAGGATGCAAAGTTCTTTATTACAGGGCTGGCTGCAACCTTATTGGCTGGTAAGTATGGCAAAAGCCAAGATGTTCTCAATGAAATGATAGTCAGAATCTTAAACGAAAACATGGACCATGAACTAAGGAAGTTACTCGATGAAAAACAGTGATGATGTAGATGTAATCCTCAATCAACTAGCCAATATTATGCATAAAAAGCATAAAGACTATGGGCCTATGAACATATCGGGAGCACCAGGTGGTGCTATGAATGGTCTGCGAGTCAGAATGTATGACAAATTGGCTAGGCTAAACAACCTAATAGATACAGGCGACACGCCCAACTACGAATCTATTGAAGATACCTTAATTGACCTTGCAAACTATGCCATAATTGGATTGCTTGTCCAACGCGGACAGTGGGAGGGAATCCCTAGCAATGGAGAATAGATGTGAAACGAGTAGTCGTATTAAGCGATTTACAGATACCGTATCAACACGATAAAACTGTAGATGCCACACTAGAGTTCATCCAAGATTATAAACCAGACGAACTCTGGTGTGTTGGAGACGAACTAGATGCACCCGAACCTAGTCGCTGGAACAAGGGTATGGCTGGTGAGTATGCAGAAACGCTGCAAGATAGTATTGATTTAACGCATGACATTATGGCTCGTTACCGCAAGGCTTTGGGTAACAAGCCATTTTACATTCAACGTAGTAATCATACTGATCGTATTGATACTTACATGCGTAAGTATGCGCCAGCCTTTATGTCTCTTAAATCTTTAGAGATTGAAGAACTATTAGGTTATGGTAAGTTAAAGATTAATTACTTACATAAGATGCATGAACTACTACCTGGATGGGTAATGGCACACGGCGACGAAGGCGCACTCAACCGCGCACCAGGGGCTACTGCTTTAAATTTAGCAAAGCGATTGGGCAAGTCAGTTGTATGTGGACACACGCATCGCGTGGGTCTGCAACATGAAACCACTGGTTTCTATGGCAAGACCAACACTTTGTACGGATTAGAGGTGGGGCATATGATGGATGTAAAGCAGGCTAGTTACCTTACATCAGGCAGCGCCAACTGGCAGCATGGTCTCGGTATCTTAGTAGAACATAACCGCAAGGTAACACCATTTGCTGTACCAATTGTTAACGGTGAGGTAATTATTCCATAATGAATTACATTGAAGAGTACAACGATGTAGTCCAACAGTTATCATCTGAATATTATAGACGTTACAACATGCTTGAACGTGATGATATAAGACAAGAACTATGGCTATGGTTTGTAATTCACCCACGTAAATATAAAGAGTGGTCAGAGTTAGAACAAAAAGATAAAGATAAATTAATAGCCAAGTCGCTACGCAACGCAGCACTTAAGTACTGTGAAAAAGAAAAAGCGCGTAAAATTGGGTACGATTCGTCCGATTTATACTACTATGATGTATCAGTTGTTGAGGCTTTTCTTCCTTCGATTATTTCTGGAACCTATGCAATTCCAGTAAGTATCCAAGATTTAAATGCCAAGTTTGGTAGTGGAAGTTTGGCTGATGGTAATAACTGGCTAGCACTTAGAAGTGATATCTCATCAGCATTTAATAAACTATCTGATGCCAAGCAAAATATACTTAGACTTAGGTTTAGTATAGATTCACCTGATTGGACATTGTTATCTAAAGATATGGATAGCACACCAGATGGTGCGCGTATGAAAGTACAGCGTGCAGTAAGTTCTCTTATCAAAAACCTTGGTGGCTGGCGACCATACAATGAAAGCGATACAGTGAAAGAAGAAGTTGATGAGCGAACAGACGAAGTTTGATCTCAGAGGTGAACCAACCTTTGCCTGCATATGTGGTTGCTTAATGTTTAGAATTACAGTTATGTGGGATGAAGACACTAGAGCAATAGGTTGGTATGATCTAGCGCAAGAATGTATATCATGCGGTACAGTAACAACCGCACCGACAGAGATAGATGGGTGTGAATAATGCCATTGTATGATTTTAAATGCTCGACCTGTAGTGAGGTAATAGAAACAAATGAAAACATACCACCAGTTTGTTCTACGTGTAGTGGAACTATGCTACGTGTTTGGTCTGCCCCAGCAGTTAGGTTTAATGCACCAGGCTTTTACTCAACAGGAGGATAAATGTATAAGTTCACATCCGAAGCAAATTGTATAGGCATAGATGTTGAGATGTTCTTTACAGAAGAAGGAAGTGGTACATTTAAAGAAGAGAATCTTCTTAAACGTATCTGTGGTGCATGTACTGTTAAGTCTGAGTGTCTTGACTATGCATTACAAAATAGTGTGCAAGGATGGTGGGGAGGCACATCAGAAATACAACGCAAGAGATTGCGTAGACAACTTAATATAATTCCACAACCAGTCATAGTCGAAAGGAACTACGCATGAGCGTATTAGAACTAGCAACAGGAGTATTTATCGCACTTACATTAAGGGATGTTCTTAATACAGGTAGCAATCTTGTGGTGTCATGGCTCAATGCCAGACGCTATCGCCTTCTACTAGAGGAAACAGCCGAAGAACTATATGGCTATGAAGAGGCTAAGGTAAAGGCTAAGAAGCCTAAAGCAAAGCGTTAGAAAACAGAAAAGACCCCCACCTGGTAGGTTAAAGTACCAGAGTGGGGGCTTTTGTGTCTGTATGGGGCTGCTAGGCCCCTTAAAATGCTATTATAATGAGCCAGGACCGTAATCTTTAGAGTTCTTATTAGCCCATTTAGCCAATGGCGCAGCCAATGCGCCGATTAGAATGGCATACTGTGGAGCCATGTCAGTAATAAGGGCAATGCCCATAGTCACGGCAGCAGCCACGACAGCAAGGGCGTAATCCCTGACAGCCTTCTTATGCTTTTCAGATAGTTTAAACTTCTTCATTTTGTATCCTTTTTTGGTAGTCGTTTTACTTTGGAAACAATCTTGTTTACCGCTTTAGCCTTGCCCAGCCAAGGAAACCATGCAGATGTATCACTGCCACAGCCATCCTTGATGGAGATATGCAGATGCTTATCGTGTTTGTTAGCCCCTGTGTATGGATAGATACCATTTTTCTGTGACCAAATACGTCCCTGAAATATAAGATACTTTACACGCTTGTCTTCTTGCAGTTTAATAAATAGTTCTACGCAGTTAATCCCATTTGCTGGGTCATGCGTTAAGTCAACTGCATATCCTGTGTTGTGATCTGAATTAGGATTCTGATTCAGATGCGCTGCTGATGGTAGTAGCCCATCGCTTGCCTTCTTGCGCTTAGGGCGCAAGGCTGTTGCTTGTCTAAGCACTGCTATCGCTGCAGGTGTTGCTCTCTTTGCGATTTTCATTAATTGTTTCTTTCAAATAGTAATTTATATATGTCGTCTACTCTGCCTTCAAGACGATTGACTTGATCTTTGAGTGAGTTACCACCGTTGGGCCTTAGTTCATACAAAAAATGTTTTACTAACCATTTAATGAAGATAGTAAATCCTCCTATAATACTAAATATGCCAACTATTACAGCAACCCACTCATTTACTGTCATGAAACAGTCCTTACAGTAATTTCAATAATGCCACCATAGCCAGAGAAAGCACCGCTAGGTGGTGTACTGCGTATGAAAGAAATTTTTTCAATTTGTACTTGATTCATTTCTTGAGTATTTAAATCTTGAAACAACACTATATCCCCAAACTGTTCTAACTTATCTAGTTCAAGTATGCGATCAAAGGCTCTGCCTTTATAGCCTACAATAACTCCATTGCGATCTGTTTCCGTATCAAAGTTAAATACTGGGTATCTAATTAATCTTTGACGTGGTGTAGCAATGGTTGCTTTAGCCTGATAGCCCTTAAAGGTTGGGCCCTTACTTGTATCTGTTGCATCTCGATATAAAATAAATTTATATGCTAGATATTCTTGTGGAGATGATGGATTAGAAGTAGCAACCTCTGGACCACCAGTACTTCCATCGTAAGATATAACATTATATTCTATGCCAGTAGTGGCTTCAGTATCATCTTGAGCGACTGTATTCATCGTCATTGAACCATACTTAAAGTTTCCTCGGCCTAACAAACGCTTAAAGTTTTTAGGTTCTAGTGTGCCAAAACGAATTTTACCTGTAGTTAAGTAACCTTCTGTACGTAAAGTTGCAGAATCTTCAATGTAAATTGTGCCATCTACTGTGCCATTATTTGCTGTACAAAATACAATTCTATCAGCAACCGATGAGTCATCATTACCGACAAAAGCACAAGCAGTTGTTTTATATCCAGAAACACCATCTTGATATACGTCATTAGCATAGGCAAAACGCAATGGTGCTATTTCATTTGATAGATCAATACGAATTAATCCAGGCTCACCTGCTACGCCAGTAGCACACCATACATAATGGTCGCGTGAAGCAAAGTCAAAACAAGGTTGGCTAGTTTCTACAATCAATGGACCATAATTAATAGAACCATCTTGATCTGATACAGAAGCAACACGAATACCACGATTAGTACCAATCATCATATAGCCAAGATAGTAATAAATCTTATGTACTATTTCACCTACTGGTAGTTCGGCTGCTACCACCGATGAGGTAAGGGCTGGCATTGCACCTGCTGTAGATAGTGTGAACTTTTCAATAGTAGATTGAATGCCGTTATATCCAGCAATATAAATTGCTGGACCAGATGCTGTTATGCTGGTATAAACATGAGTAGTTGACGGATGCGTATAAAGAAGTACTGGTGTGGACGAAACCAATGGTGGACACTCATATACTTTATTATCAGCGCAGATTACTAAGCGCTGCTTTATATATTCAATAACAGCATTTGAAATAATCTGACTGTTATCAAATACCTTGAACTCATCGGCTGTACTAGCAGAAGAACCAGTCAGTGGCTTACCAAATACTGTTAACTTAGTTGTGCCACCAACGGTAGCATTGGTAACCCAGTATGCTTTAGTTCCATCATCACAGATAGCATAGACTGGATAGACACCAGCACCAGCAGTATAGTCAATAAAATGAGTTACCGTTCCATTCGCTGCAATCTTGTCTACATCATACTCATCTAGTAATAATACACCCTTAGTTGTGTTCCATTTAATTGAGCGCAAGTGTTGCTGTGTCACACCATTAGATGCAATAGTTCCAGTAGTTAAGTGAGTAGATGTACAGGATTTAAGTAGTGTTGCCTGTCCCTTGGTCCAGACATCAACACCTTTGCTATCAGCAAAGCGGTAATGTCCTGATTCATCGTTAGTTATCGGGTCATAAAATGTAATACCTGAACCGCTATGGAAAGACATCTGTGAGCGCAGCCACCAACCAGTTAACGATTGCTCTCCAGGTTCTTGACCATTATCAAATTGATCTTTACGAAATGGTGCAGTTTCACGAATAGCAACATTCTTGTCACTAACTGCAGAGATAAATGGCATACCAGAAATAGCCATATCATAAGATATGTTTGTATTTTGCCAGATAGCATCAGTAGATACAATACCAATATCGGCAGTTGCTCTTGCAATAGGTAAGCCGTCGCCCGCTAAGGGCCATACGTTGCCATCACCTTCGGTAATATCTCTACCAGTCACCGTTACTCCTTAGTATATTTGTTCTTCAGATTCATCTATTGCATCGTCAATGTCCCACAATAATGGAACTATCTCAGTTACTAGTGTGTTCAAAACACATCTCCCGTTATAGTAAATAAACTATATTAAACTTCTATATTCAAATGCGTACATAAGTGTCAAAACCTAACAGGTGTGAGGCTTACTTTGTAATTGCAGCGATTTCTTCGTCAGTCAAGCCTAGTGCTTGCAACTTATTTTGAGCAGATAATTTGGCTGCTGCTTGGGCTTCTTCTATTACTTGGGCTTCGGCACGCTGCGCTTCTTCTATCACGCGGTCTGCTTCCATTTGTGCTACTTCTTCATCTGTTAGTTCTACTTCTAGAACTTCTCCAGTAGTGCAGTTAACTTCGATTCGTTTTGGATTAGGCATTTGATACTCCATATAGATAGGCGGTTGTGTACTGGAAGTGATTTGTTGTTCCAGAAAAAATTTCAATTGAGGTTATAGCAGCGGTACTAAGCCAAGCACCGCTGTTTAGATAAGTGTAAGAAGTTACGGCATTATTTTCTGCTATTGAATCAGAGTTAAGACTTTTATTTGTAGAACTTGCATAATTTGGAATATAAATATCCGCACTTCCAAAAACATTTGCAGCAAAGTTGTTGCCAGGAACAAGTATAGACTGGGTATTTGTATTAGAAACACTGACAACAGTAGCGCCATCTCCTCTGACTGCTCTACTGCTGCGATTAGTACCAGCACCATTAAATCTAACTGCAAGAGGTAATGGTGCGGTAGCGCTATCATGTCGCCCAGAAAACTTTACAATTAAATCTGTGTAACCACTGGGAATACTGCTGAATGTAATAGTTGTAACACCACCTGAGCCGACTTCTACGCCTGGACCGATTTGATTAAATGTTGGCATTATTCCGCCTTTATTCCGTAGAGTGTAAAACTTGAACTAGCAATAAAACTTGCACCACTTTGGCTAGGTTCTAAAACAATTGAGGTAATTGCAGCAGTGTTTCTCCACATTCCAACTTTTGCCATAGTTCCGTCAACATTTGTTGTACCATTTTGACCTGACCCTCGATGGAGAACTGTTTTGAAGGTTGTTGTAGCGCTGTAGTTTTGGATATTAATTACATTCGAACTAAATACGGCTGAGGTATTTGCCAAAAGATTAATGGTATCATCGTTTGTATTTCTTTCTGATACTACTGTATTGCCTCCCCCTGTATTTCTAGCAAATAAAGATGTAGCAGAATAATTAGTACCACTGGTACTATTATCACCATTGAAATATATATGAGGGTAGTTCATATTGTTAAATGTTGATTGGTCTGCTTGCATATTTGCTATCAATACCAAGTCAGTATAAGTACCTGGAATGCTTGAAAATGTAATTGTCCGCGTTAATGTTCCTAAAGTCTGAGTCGCTATTTTCTCGTAAGTTGTTGTCATGACTACCCCTTAATTCCATAAAGTGCGTACCTTGAGTGTTGGGCAAAGTTACTTCCAGAGTTTGTAGTGAAAGTAATTGAAGTAATTGCTGAGGTAGAAAGCCACAATGTAGAACGGAGCATTATTCTTCCGTCCCCGTTAGAATCCCAACCAGTTAAACTTCTTGCAGTTTTATATTTATTAGTAGAAGCATAGTCTAGAATATCAATAATTCCTGCACCAAAAGCACTCGCTGTGGCAGTATTTCCTGTAATGGTAAGTGAAAGCGGAATAGCATTTCCAAGGTCTTGGCTGGAAGCAGTTGAACCATTTCCAATTAATGAGTGCATACGATAATTGGTTGTTGTTGTATCTGAATTGAAGGTCATCTTTACATTGCCTTCTACTGCGGAAGCCAAGTCTCTAGAAATCCCACGAATTTGTAAATGCTTATAGGTTCCAGGAATAGAGGTAAAGGCAATAGATGACTGCCCACCCGAGCCGACAGTTACGGTTGCAATTGATTCATAAGAACCTTTTTGTATTCCAGAAGCAATAATACCTAAACTGATTGCCATTACACTATGTCTCCAGTAACTAGCCAAGTATCTGTTGCTATCTTTATTGCTGAGGCAACCGCGTTAACTGCGCGTAATTTTGGAGAAGTGCTTGTAGCACCAGTTGATAGGATAGTTGTTGTTCCAGGAGTTACCGCCGTAATTGTTGGTTGTCCTGCACCAGTAATCCAAGCCACATCAATTCTTGCACCCACTGGGAATGCTACAGAAGCATTGGTTGGGATAGATAGCGTTTGAGCAGAAGCATTGTTTGATGTAATAAACTTGTTGTTGTCTGTCAGTACAAATGTATATGTAGTTGCTGTATTGGCATTGATTGCTTGGTTAATCTTAGGGTCAGTTAAAGTCTTGTTAGTAAGAGTTTCTGCACCAGCAAGGGTTACTTCAAGTGCTGCCCAAGAGGATGCAGTTCCATTAGTAGTTAAATACTTACCTGAGTTACTAGTCTGGCTAGGTACTACATACTGGGTAGAGTCTGTAGCCACAAGAGTCTTGCTAGTTGGAATTGCAGTACCATTGATAGACGTAGCGGTAGCCACACCTAGTATAGGCGTAATAAGGGTTGGTGTATTATCCACTACGAACTTAGTACCAGTACCAGTTTGTGAGGCAATAGACGTTGCACTGCCTACAGATGTGATAGGACCAGTTAGGTTAGATGGAGCAAGGACTGCAGTATCAATGTAGTTCTTGGTAACTGCATCCTGCGCATTGGTTGGGTCGCCAAGACCTGTAATCTTGTTCGTTCCCATAGCAAGAGCACCAGTCATTGTGCTACCAGACTTGAGTACTACAGTGTCAGAAAAGTTTCCTGTGTCAGCAATAGCAGCAGCAATCTCATCAAGGGTATCAAGCGTGCTAGGTGCACCACCGATAAGGTTATTGATTGCCGTTCCAACAAATGATGTGGTAGCAATTTGAGTTGTAGCAGTTCCTGCTGTAGCAGTTGGAGCAGTTGGAGTTCCAGTTAGCGCTGGACTAGCCAACGGAGCATACGTGCTTGATGCTGTGGCTGTAGCCAACTTAGCATCTAATTGAGTTTGAATAGCAGAAGTTACACCATCAAGGTATCCAAGTTCTGTTGTAGATACTGTTGAGGACGGAGCAATTTTTGTCCAAGCAATCGCAGCAGAAGCATTAACATCTGCATCTACAATGCTATTGGCAGCAATGGCTGCTGTAATACTAGCGTTAGCAGTTCCATTAAATGATGCAGAAGTACCAGTTACGTCACCTGTAAGGCTGATTGTACGCCCTGTGGCTAGTGCTGTGGCTGTTGCTGCGTTACCTGTGGTTGAACCAGATGAGCCAGTAACGTTACCCGTTACGTTACCAGTAACGTTGCCTGTAATGTTTCCTGTAAAAGTACCAGCGATAGCACCAGTACCAGTAATGGTTGGGCTAGTAATAGTTGGGGTTGCGATGGTAGGAGATGTACCAAATACTAAAGAACCAGTACCTGTTTCATCAGAAATAACGCCTCGTAGTTGAGTAGAAGTAGTTGCGGCGTGTGCTGCAAGAGTTCCTTCTGCATGATCGTTAGCCTCTTGATAGTCACGACCAATAGCCATATGGCGAACCTCTGCACCAGCAGAGTGAGCCTGTGCTACAGAACCGTTAATGTTGCGAACAATTGATAGCGTATTTCCAGAAACAGGGTTTGTTGTGCTAGAAAATACATCTACAATTTCTTCAAGGGCTGTATCTGGGTCAATAACAATTGTATAGGTTTGATTAGCCGTCATTGTAATACCGCCCATAAGGGCTGGTCCAGAAACTACTGTAATAGAACCACTGCTAGAAGTAATTGCGGTAGTTAAAGTTGTTCTCTGTGAACGGGATGAGTATTTTCTAACTGTCATTGACTATTCCTATCGACTATATCGAATGCGTGGGGGATATTGTTGTTGCTGTCCTTGTACTTCTTCTGCAAGACGTGCTGTATAAAGTTTGTACAATTCTCGCGTTGCTGAATTTCCAGAACCATATGGACGCTTACTGTCCAACTCATCAGCCTGTGGGCTGAATACAACATTACGTGCTGGGTCAATAAAGGATAGAAGACGATAGGCTGCACCAAGTACAACTACATCTTTAACAGACTCAGGCAATCCTGTTTGTTCAGAAAATGAATCTTCTGATGCTGTGCCAAGAACTGTTGGTGCTGTTGCATAAGTTACATTAATCTTACGACCAGTCATAATGCGCATATCGTTGATTGTAATTGTTTGTGCGCCAGAACCCCATGTTACTGCGTCTGGAGATGAATCCCATTCATACTTAGAAATAGGAACCCAGCGTTTTGTTGAACCAATATCCTGCCATGAAAGACGTAGAATATTTTGTATATTTAAATTATTAAAAACATACGCATCAACTGTTGAGTTATATGTAAAGGATGTATTTTTAGCAGCAAACATGCTACTACCAATAGCACGAATTGTATCTTGAATTGCACGCTTAACTGAACTACGTGGAAACGTAGGCTTAATTACAACACGTGAACCTGCAGCATGTGTTACTGCTGTTGTTCCCATAAATCCTCGACCATAAGGAGGAACCGTTGCATTTCTTGAAATGCGGTCATACTCGGTAATCCAAATTAGTTCATCATCAATTTCTACAACACCTTCACCAACCTGATCTGCTGCTAAAGAAAACACAGTAGGTACAGAAAGCGTAGATGTTGTGGTAGAAATATCAGATGTAAGGTGAGTAGTTTGATCTTGCTGTAAAGTGTAACCAGAAAGATTCATTGTTACTTCATTGGTTAAATCATCTAATGTTGATGTCATTTAATTATTTTACCTATGTTTCTAGTGCTTTTTGCTGCTTCTTCTGCTTTGCGTATTATTTCGCCTGCTTCTTTTATTTGGCGTTCGTTAAGAATTCTACGCTGATTACGAATAACTCGTTTAAGTTCAGCAGTCTTGGCTTTTTTATCCGCAGGATTTGTAGACTTTTTAATTTCTCTTATGAGTCTAGTGGTATTAGTCCGAACACCTGGCTTCACACCTGAAGCGCCTTTTTTAGGTTTAAAGTCAGCCCCAACTTTTAATGATGGGTTTTCAACTTCTTTCATAGAACGCTGAGCCAGTATTGTTGCTTCTTTATCACCAGTAGTACCAACATTACCTCTTGTTGGTTTTTCTGCACCAGATGCAATACGGCTTTCAATTGAACGCTGTGGGTCTTGTGCACTTCTGGCACCAGGTCCACCTTTATCGCGAAATCTAATGCGGTAGTATCTATCAATAATTTCTTTTTCTCTGGCATCATTTCTTGTAGTGCCAGTTGAACCTCTCTTAGGAGTAGGCTTAGGACGTGCAGGATTTACACGCGGAGTTAATACATCACGCAATTTGTCGCGTTTAATTCTATCTCTTTCAGCCTTTACATCTTTAGCCTTGCGTGGTTCTATTTTACGTACAGTAATAGCGCTACCATTTTTATTTGTTGTACGCTTTACTGGTCTTGATACTGTAACTTTTTCTTTAGTAAGGAATGGTTTTACTTCACCAGAAACTATTCTTGTTCTATCTGCTGGTCTTACAAAGTCAGTACTTTTTATATCTCTTACAATTCTGCCTTTTGTTACAGTTTTTTTAACTTTAACTGGACGAGCAGGACCTTCTGCTCTTTGTGTTAATTTAACATCTATTTTTTTACCAGGACCCATTCTAACCACAGGTCCACCAGAGGTTCTTCTAGTAATAGTAGCGCCTGGTTTTGGTTTAGTAGAACGAAGGGCGGCACTGCCACCTTCACGACGAGCCCTTGGACCAGCAGCCTTTTCAGCAGCACGCGTAGCAGCAACTTTAGATATCTTACCCTTAGGAGGACCACTGTATGTAGTTCTTAATCCACCACCAGTATTTGGTTTTGGTTTACCAGAACGACTACTTTGATTGGCTATATTAATTGCTCGATCAAGAGTTCTACCACTAACTGCTTTAGGTCCACCCTTTTGTGCAATTACTTTTCTGGCAACTTGTCGCATCTCACTTTGAGCAAGTTTCTTTACACCTTGCTTTGCTGCCTGAGCAGCAATTGCACGTGCAATTGCAAGTGCTATTGGTACTACTAATGGTCCTGGCATGTTACCACTTAACCTTATCTGCCCAGTATGCTGCGCTTAGTTTGCCTTTAGAAATATTTTTAGCGTGACGTGCTTTAAAAGATTTACGACGTGCTGCATATGAAGCCGACTCACCAGTTTTTTTAGGTGAACCAGATACTCCCTGTTGCCCAAAGCGAATAGTCTTAACAGTTGTACCAACCTTGGCTACAACTACATGAGACTTCTTGGGGTGGTTAGGGGTACGCTTTGGCTTGTTAAAGCCTGCCACCCCAGCCCTTGTTAGCCGTGAATCTTTTTTATTCATCTGAATTTCGCTGTTTTCTTTGCTATAGATTTAGGTTGTCTTACAAATTGCTTACCCTTGGCTGTGCCAACCCGCTTTGCAGCGGTGGTTTTAGCGTACTCAGAGGCCGATAGAGCCTCTCTAGCCTTCTTGGGAAGGTAACGCTCACCAGTAGCCTTTGCCCCCTGTGTGCTGGGCTTACCTGACTTTGTGCCCCACTTCTCTTTAGTCCATTTGGACAAAGATTTCTGAGCCTTAGTCTTGCTACCTGAGTAACCACCGCCTGCTTTTTTATAGGCTTGGGCTAACAGTTGGGCTTTACGGGCAGACCATTGACCAGACTTGCCACCCTTAGACCCAGCCATAATCTGGTTCTTAAGTCGTTCACGGGTACTTGCTTTGGTATATGCCATTATCTGCCTTTAACTTCTGTTACTTAATTCGTCTTTTTGGTCTTGTTGAAGACTTGCGATAACCAGATGCCTGGCCGCCTACATAGGAAACCGTGTTTCCAGGTTTAGACCTTACGGTCTTTGTCGACTGGTTCATTGCGCCTGGCTTGAGAGACTTGCCAGTATTGGCGCTAGCGCCACCGCTGGTTGAACCACTAATACTAATTTTCATTCCAGACTTTGTTACAGAAGTTTTCGGAGCAGCCTTCTTGTTTCCAGCAGCATTTGGGTTCAAATACCCTGATGTTCTGTTGGTAGCACCAGTAGTATTTTTTGCTGGCTTAGGTCGTGCTCCGCTAATTGTAGCCTTTTTCTTCATTGTTATCTCCTTAGATGAATGTTAAACTAATTACTTTTTTTAGATTACTTTAAATTTGTTTGGATTTTTACCAACGCCTGGCTTAGGTTTTGCTGTTGGCTTTGGCTTAGAACCTGTAATACCTACTATTTTTCCCACTAATGCTGGGCCTTTTGGCGCCATTGCAGGCTTTGTCGTTGGCTTTTTAGTACCAGGCTGAAGAAATTTATCATTCCCTTGACGCATAATTATAATCCCTTACTTCTTCTTGTATTTTTTAATAGTTGCTGGGTCATTAAAACCCTTAATAATTACATCGTAATCTTTGGGACGAGTAAGTCCTGGCTTAATCTTCATAGGAGGCTTCTTGCCTTCTAATAGAAAATCATCAAGTGTTTTCTTTTTAGAAGTTTGAGCCTTAGGCTTTGCTGTACTAGTAGACTTTTTCTTTGGACCTGCCATTGGCATAGGCTTTGCTGTTCTACCACCAGGTGTAACTCTAGGCATAGGAACTGGTGTAGCAGTTGACTTGCGAACTCTTGGCTTAGGTGCTTTTGGTTTCATTGCCATTATTTCTTTTTACCCATCTTCTTAGGCATAGCCTTTTTAGCAGACTTTTTAACTGTCTTCTTTTTTGTTTTCTTTGCGCCCATTTTCATGGCCTTATCTTCCAGACCTTCAGCCTTGGCATACATCTTTGCTGCCTTCATACCTGCTGGCGTATATGGAAACTTCTTTTCTCCAAACATCGGCATTAGATTACTCCTACTTCTTTTAGTGAGGTTATAGATTCTTTTGTAATTGATTGTGCTGTTGTTGCTGCGGTATCAGCATCAAATGCTGAACCCATAACATTAGACGCTTCTACTGCTGCCTTAACATGTGCCATGCTAGTTCCAGCAGGCTGGATACCCTGAGCACGTGCACTTCTATAAGCATCTAATTCGCCATTCCATTTTTTGTTAGACATAGCCTTACTGGAATTAGCATCTCCTGTATTTAGTTGTAGGGTACGTGCCTTGCATCCGAAACAATCATCATCGCAATTCACGTGGTCAATATCAATATCTTCTTCATCTTTAAACGGTTTTTCAGATACTAAGCCACATAGTAGGCAGTCATATTGTGTCACCCTAAAGTTATGGGCTTCATCAAAGCCCCATTCTTTTACCCTGCTAATATGATTGCAATATGTCATATAGTCTCCACCGTGTAACCCGCTGCTTCTAAATCATCTTTTTCTGTTTCTTCTACTTCGTATGAATAGCCACCAATATATGAAATATCTGCATCTGCTACTTCTTCGGCAGATGGATATCTCACTTCGTAGTATTCCCCATCAACCTTTAATACTGTTATCCCTTTTTCTATTTTTATACGGGAAAACAACGGGTGGTACTCACCTTCAAATTCTTCAAGAATTGTAGGTGTTGTAAATTTATATACCATTTAGTTCTCCTTAATGAACTTACCGCAAAGCAGGGGGCGGTTTTAACCTGACCCCTGCTTCACAGTCAATCAATTAAGATTAAACGTTCTGACGACCTGATGCAGCGGTTTCAATACGAACCATTGCTGGTGTGCGGTAAAGCGCCCAGTTGATGATTCCGTACCAGCCTGCTGGTGAGAAACGGTTGAAACGGTCTTGGATAACTCCAACTTCCATTCCTGGTTCCTTCCAGACAGCCTCTGCAAGAGCCTGTGCTCCAACAACATATGTGTTATAAACACGTGTCTGTGTTGTGCTTGAGCCTGCACCTGACTGTGAGTTTGTAGCGTTTGCTGTTTCGATGAAACGAACGCCTTCCCATGAACCTGTTTCTCCGCCGTAAAGTGGAGCAGCATTCTGGTACTCATGTGGTGTACGCCATACGTTGTTACCTGTCTCGGTGCGGAGATCAGCAGAAACCTCTGGGTGGATGTATGAAACATACATTCCAGAAGCCTTGTACTGAACACCAGCAGCACGCATCTTGGTAACTGCAGTGCGGATAGCAGCAGACTTCATTGTGTCTGCGCCTGTAATTGCTGTCTTAGCAGCAACTGTTCCAACACCTTCGTATACGTTTGTTACTGACTGAACTGAAGATGCTGTAGATACACGAACGATGTTCGCGCTAGCATCCAACTTAGCAACAACAGCAGCATCAAGTGTCTTGGTCATGTTAAAGCCAATTGCGTTAGCAACCCAAGGGTCGATGTTAGCGATTGACATTAGGTTGATCTTCTTAACTGGAAGCACTGAGCGTCCGAGTTCAAGTTGAGCAATGTCAAGATAAGATGTTGCTGGTAGTGCAACTGAATCTGGGTCAACAGTCTCTGAGAGAGTTGCTCCTGCTACAGTTGTGTCAGCAATATCTGTGTTAAACTGGAAACGGATTGAAGATCCGTTGTGTGTAAGTGAGCCGATCTTCTTGTCGGCAATCTCGCGGAACTTTGGCAATACACGGAGGTTGGTTTCAATCAACTTATCGTATGCTAAAGTTACAAGATTAGCACCAACACCAGAGGTGGTGGTAGAAAAGACATCTGCCATTTGGCGATACCCTCTTTCTTAGTTATTGCATCTTATTAGAGATGCTATTAATGATGGATAGTAATTCTTCTTCAGAGTTTCCGTCATAGTTTTGTAACATATCAACATATTCATCTGAAACGTCGGGAGTCGCGGCATACTGTGTAGCATCATCCTGTCGAGAAAATTCTCGAACAGATTTATTCTGCACAGGCTCCTCAGTTTGTGGCTGATACCCGATTAAATCTCCATTATCTTGAAGCCAGTTATTAACTGCTTCTTCATTGACTTCATCTAAATCCTTTAGGATTAGACGGGCAGCCTTGGAGTTGACTCCCTTAGATTCTAGGACTGTCTTGACAGTTGACTCTTTCTGTTGGCGTTCGAACATTTCCAACTTTTCAGTCAGTTCTTTGATTCGTTTTTCATCAGCACGTTTAGCCTTACGAAGGTCTTTAATACCATCCGTCTCGTCATTCATGCCTTGATTAAAATCAAGATCGTCATCGTTATCCCAGTCATTGTTGCTTCTCATGCAACCTCACCCTTCTATTGTTGTTTAGTTCGCAGACCACAGTGACAGTTCGGGGAAACTGGCTGGCTTCTACTCCTAGTCTTGTACGCCTGACGGGGCTAGTAGGTCCGTCTAGGGATTCTTAGAATTGGCCTGTATTACTCTGTTGTGTACCTGTACGTAGTCGTCCAGATGAACCAGAGAATGAAGCCACTTCGCGTTCAGCAAGTTGCTGACGCTTGCGCTTAGCAGAGGCTAGCCCTTGAAAGACTTCCTGTTCTGCTGTTGCTTGTGTATATGTATCTCCATAAATTTCACCAAGTTTACTTGATGTAGGTAATACTTCACCTACTGATGAGTACCCTTCACGTGCCTGCTCTTTAGTAATACCATACTGAGCAAGGGCTGTAGCAGCAGCACTACTAGTAGCAAGATTTTGAGTAATAGCAGCAGCACCAATTTCTGCAGCAGTAACCTTCTCTTGTAACTTAGGTAGATTTTCCTTTGGATTTATAAAGTATTTAACAAGGTCTTCATCTTTTATACCAAAGAATGATGTCATTGTTTCTTTAACCTTAGGGTCTGCGTTCTTTACACGGGTAACAATTGTGTCTATTCTTTCCTTAAACTCAACAGCAGATGTATCTCCAGCAATAAGATTAGCCATTGCTGCTTGTCGAGTAGAAGTGTCTGCACCCAACTCATTAGCATATCCATAAGCCTTAAGAGTCTGCATGTAAGAGTTTTCTAAATCTAAATATTCTGCTTCAGATAAAACATTTAGTCCAGCACTGCGACGATCTTCATTACCCTTAAAGCGTTTAAAATATGCAGGTTCTTTTCGTATCTCAAGAGCAGCCTGATTAGGGCCAATATCTTTTTCCATATAACTTTGAATTACTGAAGCAAGTTCTGCGAGTCCAGCATCTGTAAGAGTTTTTGTTAATATCGCATATGCATCTTCATCTACTGTTGTGCGGAACTTACGTCCAGACTGCAGCAATGTTTTTGATGAACCATCTGAATAAAAACCAATAGTATTTCCATACTCATCAAGTTGAGTACTAACAAGAGTAACAACATTTGGGTCATTACCATTATTATAAATGGTAGTAGTATTGTTACTGTTTGTAATATTATTACTATTATTAGTATTATTATTATTAGTACTAGTATTAGTGTTAGTGTTAATCGGAACAGGTCCAACAAAGTCAGGGTCTCCTGGTTGAGAATCCCATTCTGGATAATTGAATGTTGGGGTAAAGTTTTTAACTATGCCAGATTGTGGTGCTCCTGAAATAGGGTTAATGTTGGTATCAAGAACAAGTTTAGTACCACCGCCAGCCGCTAAGTAATTAGCACCTGTAGCCTCATTGCCCTGTATCCCCGTAGGGTTTCCGTTGGCATCGTAACCAGTAGGAGCAAGAACACTAGCAACTGCTCCAGATGACAGACCACCAAGTGGTCCATATTGGGTTAAAGAATCAACAGGCGGCTTGAGGCCACTTAGTTTTTCGCCATATCCACGTTCTAAAAGAAACTTCTCTTCTGCTTTTTCTTCTTCTGTTAAAGGATTTCCAGAAGTTTTCTTTCCCTTAATAAGTTCAAGTCTATTGACTTGATAACTTTCCATAAACTTTTGTTCTTCTTCTGTTGGTCTATAGCCAGAAGCGGTTGCTTTTCCTTTAATGGTATTAAATAGTTCTTTGGCTTTTGGACTTGATAAATTTGTAGGTATTATTGTAGTGAATGTTTCAGTATTTGGTTTAGTATCCACGCCAGCGACTACTCCAGCAGGTAGACCACCTAGTGGTCCATTACTACCTATAGCGCCTGTAGAACCCGTAGAACCCGTAGAGCCCGTATCAGTACTACCTGTAATTGCTTTTGGAACAAAATCTTTTACATACTGTTCGTAAGGAGTTCTGTCTGCTGATGCAAGTTTTTCTTGTCGTTTATCCCATTCTTCCTTAGACATTGGAGTAGTAGTCTTGGCTTCCTTAGCAGCACCAAGGGATTCTTGTAAATCTTTTTCTCTTTGTCTTTCAAGTGTAACCGCACCGAAGGTCCCACCTTCTCCTGCTGCTGTTTGAGTAATCTGATTAACAACTGCTGGGGTTACTGACTGACCAACACCTGATGCCTTAACATCTGGGTTTGTAACTATAGCATTAGTTGTATTACTAACAATAGAATCAATAACTGCTGATGATAAATTAGGAGTTAAAGAAGGAGCAAGAGAATCAACAATTGCTTTAGTAATACTTTCAACTTCTACCTTGTTGGGTGCTTCACCCTTTGCTGTATTAGTAACAACTGGAGTATTAACAATAGTTTTCGCAATGAGTTCTGTTAAAAGTTTTGATTGAGCAAGTACCCTACTATCATAAGCAGCATCTGCGCTACCACCAATTTGTCTAGGTGCAGGGGTATTTGTAGGTGTTGCCGCAGGTGTTGCTGCAGGCTTAGGTGCAGGTTTAGGTGCAGGCTCACGACCACCATCTATTAAAGGACGAGTTATTCTAGCCATTAGTATCCCATCAATCCGAATGATCTAAGGATTTCATTAGCATATCCTGCTGCCTCTTCCCTAGCACTTTTTGTTTTTAAAAACACTGGTTTTGTTTTTGGATTTGTGCGTAATAATTTTCTATAATCTGTTATTGTCATAACACCATCTCCACCCTCATTCTTGAGGGCTTGCTGAATATCTTCATCAAATATACTAATTGAAGAATCTGGTATTTCAAGCATTTGTGATTTATAGTATGCAAACTGACTAGAAATGTCAGATACCTTTACACCTTGGTCAATCAATGGTGCTAACTTTCCATAAAATGCTTTAGACATTTCTTTAATAGATTTTTTTTGTGCATCTAAGTTTCCAGTTGTTAGACTACCGCCTGGCTTAAGACCACTAATAACCTTTTCAAGTGCTTGTTTAGTATCTAGATTGATTCCAAAGTCGGAAGCATAAACCTTAAGTTCAGATACATCTTGTGCAATCTTGCCATTACCATTTATAATATTTTCAATTGGAATACCTCTAACGGCTGATGTTAGCACTGATGCACGAATGCGAAAGACATCCGTAACATCCAATCCTTC